AATATCAAGGAGACGAAGAAGAATATAATCCTAGCTGGGCGCAAAGCAGTTGATGAGCTAATTAAGGTTGCAGAAGAAAAAATTATTACTAATACTGAAGATGATGTATCGGCTGATAGATTAAAAAACGCGGCAGCTACTAAAAAACTAGCTATATTTGACGCATTTGAAATACTTAACAGAATACAAGAAGAACAAAACTTACTCGAGGGTAAAACATCTGAAAAGAGAAAGGAAAAAGTCTTTAAAGGATTCGCAGAAGGTAGATCTAAGTAATGTACGATCAAAGTTTAGTTAATATAATAGAACCCATTAAAAAAACTACGATTACTAGAATGAATCGTGGTAAAAAATGGAAATATGGATATAACAAAGAGCATGATGTGGTTGTTATATCTAAAACAGGTAAAATAGGAGAAATATATGAAATTCAAAATCTTAAAATTGCTTTACCATCTATGCCCGTGCAAGTACATAAATTGCAAAAGGATAAGTGGTCAAGAATAGAACAACCAAAAGAATTATCACGTCTTAAAAATATATTTGATTGGAGGAGCTATCCAGAAGAATCAAAAGAACAATGGTTTGATTATATAGACGAGGAGTTTAAAAGAAGAGATGAAGGCTTCTGGTTTATGAATAATGGTAAGCCAACGTATATAGCGGGAACACATTATATGTATCTTCAATGGAGTAAAATAGATGTTGGAGCGCCTGATTTTAGAGAAGCAAATAGATTGTTCTATATATTTTGGGAAGCTTGTAAAGCTGATAAAAGATGTTATGGGATGTGTTACTTAAAGAACAGAAGATCAGGCTTTTCGTTCATGTCATCTGCTGAAACAGTTAATTTAGCTACTCTTGCAAGTGATAGTAGATATGGGATCTTATCTAAAACAGGTGCAGATGCTAAAAAGATGTTTACTGATAAAGTAGTTCCGATAAGCATAAACTATCCTTTCTTTTTTAAACCTATTCAAGATGGTATGGATCGTCCTAAGACAGAGTTAGCGTATAGAGTACCAGCAAGTAAATTTACTCGTAAAAAAATAACTTCTAATGAAAAGTTAGAAGAATTAGAAGGATTAGACACAACTATTGATTGGAAAAATACTGGAGATAATAGTTATGATGGTGAAAAACTAAATTTACTAGTACATGATGAAAGTGGCAAATGGGAGAGACCCGATAATATTTTAAACAACTGGAGAGTTACAAAAACATGTTTACGATTAGGTAGTAGAATTATTGGTAAATGTATGATGGGCTCTACTTCAAACGCATTAGATAAAGGTGGTGAAAATTTCAAAAAACTATACAGAGCGTCAGATGTCACGAGAAGAAATAGAAATGGTCAGACTAAGTCTGGTCTCTACTCTTTGTTTATCCCAATGGAATGGAACTACGAAGGATTTATTGACGAGTATGGAGTTCCAGTCTTTAATACTCCTGATGTCGATGTCTTCGCACCTGACGGCGAATTAATAGATATAGGTGTAATAGATAGCTGGCAAAATGAAGCTGATGGTTTGAAAGACGATCAAGATGCTTTAAATGAATTTTATCGTCAGTTTCCAAGAACTGAAGAGCACGCTTTTAGAGACGAAACAAAAAACAGTATATTTAATCTTGTAAAAATATACGAACAAATAGATTATAACGAAGAAATGTCTAGAACGCTAGGTATTACAACTGGTAATTTTCAATGGGTTAACGGTGTTAAAGATTCACAAGTAATTTTTTATCCAGATCCAAAAGGCAGGTTTAAAGTTAGCTGGGTTCCACCTCAGCAATTACAAAATAGAGTGGTACTTAAAAATGGTATTAAATATCCTGGTAATGAACACATGGGAGCATTTGGTTGTGACTCGTATGATATATCAGGAACCGTAGATGGAGAAGGATCTAAAGGAGCATTACACGGCTTAACCAGGTTTAGTATGGAGGACGCTCCTGCGAATAGCTTCTTTTTAGAGTACTTATCAAGACCACCTACGGCTGAAATATTTTTTGAAGACGTGTTGATGGCATTAGTTTTTTATGGAATGCCTATATTAGCAGAAAATAATAAACCTAGGTTATTATACTATTTAAGAAGAAGAGGTTATAGAGGTTTTAGTATGAATAGGCCAGATAAAGTCTGGAATAAACTATCAGTAGCAGAAAAAGAGGTAGGTGGAATACCAAACTCAAGTGAAGATATTAAACAAGCTCACGCGGCAGCTATTGAAATGTATATACAAGATCATGTTGGTATGAAGCAAGATGGTAGCTTTGGTGATTTATATTTTAACGCTTTATTAAATGATTGGGCAAAATTTGATATAAATAAAAGAACTAAATTTGATGCGTCTATAAGTTCTGGTTTAGCTATAATGGCAAATAATAGACATTTATATAGACCAAACGCAAAAGTTGAGAAATCAAAACTAAATATAAACATTTCCAAGTATAGTAATACTGGATTTAATTCACAAATAATAAAATAAATATGGCATATTCTAGTAACAGCTATTTTCCTAGTCAAACCGTAAGTGATGCTGAGAAGCTTAGTTATGATTATGGTTTAAAAGTAGCTAAAGCTATAGAGACTGAGTGGTTTAATAATGATTATAATAATAATAGGTATAGAAACAATATGAATAACTTTCATAACCTAAGATTATATGCTAGAGGCGAACAGTCGATACAAAAGTATAAGGATGAGTTATCTATAAACGGTGATTTGTCCTATTTAAATTTAGACTGGACACCTGTTCCAATTATTCCTAAATTTGTTGATATAGTTGTTAATGGTATAGCTGAAAGAACATATGATATAAAAGCATTTTCACAAGATCAATATGGAGTAGCTAAAAGAACACAATACATGGAATCTATTCTAGCAGATATGAGATCTAAAGAATTAGATGCTTTCGCTAAACAAGCTTTCGGTATTAATTTAACTGAAAATAATCCTGAGATACTACCTGAAACAGAAGAAGAATTAGGATTACACATGCAGCTTAGCTACAAGCAAGCTGTAGAGCTAGCAGAAGAACAAGCGTTAAGTGTTTTAATGGAAGGTAATAATTATGAACTTATAAAGAAAAGATTTTATTATGATTTAACGGTTCTTGGTATTGGAGCTGTAAAAAATAATTTTAATACTTCTGAAGGTGTTACTATAGACTATGTTGATCCAGCTAACTTAGTTTATTCTTATACTGATTCTCCTTATTTTGAAGACATATATTATGTTGGTGAGGTTAAATCTATTCCAGTAAATGAATTAGCTAAACAGTTTCCTCATTTAACAGAAAGCGATCTTGAGGATATAATGAAAAATAAATCTTATCATAGAAATAATAATCATAATAAATATAGTTCTGATAAAGAAGATAATAATAAAATACAAGTTTTATATTTTAATTATAAAACCTATATGAATGAAGTTTATAAAGTAAAAGAAACTGGAACTGGAGCTGATAAAGTAATACCTAAAGATGATTCGTTTAACCCACCGGAAAATATGGAAGGTGGTTATTCAAGATTACTAAGATCAATAGAGTGTTTGTATGAAGGAGCTATAATTTTAGGTACTGATAAACTTCTTAAGTGGGAAATGTCTAAAAATATGATGCGTCCTAAAAGTGATTTTACTAAAGTTAAAATGAATTACTCTATTGTAGCACCTAGAATGTATAATGGAAAAATAGAAAGTTTAGTAAAAAGAATAACTGGTTTTGCTGATATGATTCAATTAACACATCTAAAACTACAGCAAGTAATGTCAAGAATGGTTCCGGACGGTGTTTATTTAGATGCAGATGGATTAGCAGAGGTTGATTTAGGTAACGGAACTAATTATAATCCACAAGAAGCACTAAACATGTTCTTCCAAACTGGTTCTGTTATTGGTAGATCATTTACTCAAGATGGTGATATAAATCCTGGTAAAGTACCTATTAAAGAAATAACATCTGGATCAGGTGGTAATAAAATGCAAGCTTTAATTAGTACGTATAATTATTATCTACAAATGATAAGAGATGTAACCGGTTTAAACGAGGCTAGAGATGGTAGTATGCCAGATAAAAATGCTTTAGTTGGAGTTCAGAAGCTAGCAGCTGCTAATAGTAACACAGCCACAAGACATATCTTGCAAGCTGGTTTATTTTTAACAGCAGAAACAGCAGAGTGTTTATCTCTTAGAATATCTGATATAATTCAATACTCACCAACAAAAAATGCTTTCATACAAGCCATCGGAGCTCATAACGTTGCTACATTGGAAGAGATGTCAGAATTACATTTGTACGATTTTGGAATATTTATAGATTTAATGCCTGATGAAGAAGAAAAAGCTATGTTAGAAAATAACATACAAATGGCTCTTCAACAAAAGAATATAGAACTAGAAGATGCTATTGATCTTAGAGAGATCAAGAACGTAAAGCTAGCTAATCAAATGTTGAAAATAAGAAGAAAAAAGAAACAAGATAGAGATAGAAAGTTACAATTAGAAAATATACAGGCTCAATCTCAATCTAATACTCAAGCTGCGCAAGCAGCTGCTCAAATAGAAGTTCAAAAGAACCAAGCGTTAACACAAAGCGATTTACAGTTAGAACAAGTTAAAGCTAAATTAGAAGCTGAAAAAATGATGCAAGAAGTTGAATATAAAAAACAACTTATGCAGTTAGAGTTTGAAATGAGTATGCAGTTAAAAAATTTAGAGGTTAGCGGTATGAAAGAAAGAGAAAAACAGAAAGAAGATAGAAAAGATGAAAGAACAAAAATTCAAGCCTCTCAACAAAGTGAGATGATTGAACAAAGAAATAGTGGAAAACCACCTAAAAACTTTGAGTCTGCAGGTAATGATATACTAGGTGGCGGATTTGATTTAGGTGCGTTTGACCCTAAGTAAAAATTATTAATTATTATTATATTATATTATGGAAGAAAAAGATGAACAAGTAGTTGAAGAAACTACACAAGAGGCAACTGAACAAGTTGATGAAACAAAATTTGAAAGCGCTGATGACGATAGCGTAATTAAAGTAGATTTAAATAAACCTCCAACACTAAAAGAAGATGAAGCTAAAGAAGATAACACTGACGATAGCATAGTAGTTGAAGAGTCTGAAAAAATTGAGTCTACAGAAAAACAAGAAGAAGTACAACCGGAAGAAGAAGTACAAGAAACTACAGCTTTAGAAGAAATTACTGAAGATTCAACAGAAGAAGAAGTTGCTGAAGTAGAAGAAAAAGTTGAAGAAGCTATAGCTGAAGCAGAAGCTACCGGTAAGCCACTACCAGAAAATATTCAAAAGTTAATGGACTTTATGGAAGAAACTGGTGGAGATTTAAGTGACTATGTAAAGCTTAATCAAGATTACTCAAAGCTAGATGATCAAAATTTATTATACGAGTATTATAAGCAAACAAAACCTCATTTAAATAACGAAGAAATTAACTTCCTTATGGAAGATTCGTTCTCTTATAACGAAGAAGAAGATGAAGAAAGAGATATACGAAGAAAAAAATTAGCGTTAAAAGAGCAAGTTGCCAACGCTAGAGCCCATCTGGACGGGCAAAAGTCCAAATACTATGAAGATATTAAAGCTGGTTCAAAACTCACGAGTGAGCAACAGAAGGCAGTTGATTTCTTTAATAGATATAACAAAGAGTCAGAAGAGAATAAAAAAGTAGCAGAATCACAAAAATCTAATTTTTTAAAGAAAACAAATAATGTTTTTAATGATAAGTTTAAAGGCTTTGAATATAACGTTGGGGATAAAAAATATAGATTTAACGTGAATAATACTGAAGAAATTAAAAATACTCAAAGTGATATAAATAATTTTGTCAAGAAGTTCTTGAACGAAAAAAATGAAATGTCTGATGCTAAAGGGTATCATAAATCTCTATTTACAGCTATGAACGCTGACGCTGTTGCAAAACACTTTTATGAACAAGGAAAAGCTGATGCTATGAAAAATAGTGTAGCTAAAGCTAAAAACGTTAATATGGATCCAAGACAAAGTCATGGAACTATAGACGCTGGAGGTATAAAAGTAAAGGTGTTAGGTAATGATTCTTCTGATTTTAAGTTTAAAATTAAAAACAATAAATAACAATTTAAAATTAAAAAATTATGGCAATTACTGCAGGAGATAATTTGAATAGTGTTCCAGCTCCACAAAAGCAAACATTATCTACAAATTACTTAGATCTTTCATCTGCGTCAAACGCAGGTTGGGGTCAACAATATGTTCCAGATTTAATGGAAAAAGAAGCTGAGGTTTTTGGACCTCGTACAATTTCAGGTTTTTTAGCGCAGGTTAGTGCTGAAGAATCTATGACTGCTGATCAAGTTGTTTGGTCAGAACAAGGTAGGTTACACATTTCGGTAAAAGGTACAGTTGCTGTATCTGGTTCTACAAACGGTACGTTTACTGTAACAAGTGATATTGATGGTAATACTTCTGGTTTTACTGTTGCTGATCACGGTGTTAGAACTAATGATATAGTACTTATTGCAAGTGATGGTATAGTTACGCCTTGTTTAGCTGTTGATACTGATACAGCTGAGATTCAAGTTGAACCTTTTGATAAAGCTAATTTAGCTGGTCACGCTACAACTGCTGGCGGATCAACTTTATTAGTTGTTGGTTCTGAATACGCAAAAGGAACATCTTACAACGATGGCAACTTTGCTGCTGCTACTTCACGTACTCCAGCTAACGAGCCTAAGTTCCAAACTTTCACTAACAAACCAATTATAATGAAAGATTACTACGAAGTATCAGGATCTGATGCATCTAGAATTGGTTGGGTAGAAGTTTCTACTGAGGCTGGACAATCTGGTTACTTATGGTACTTAAAAGCTGAAGCTGATACAAGAGCTAGATTTACTGACTACATTGAGATGGCAATGCTAGAAAGCGTTAGAGGTTCCAACTCTACTGTTGTTGATACTAGTTTAGGTGCTGCATCTGACGCTGGTGTTGGTACGCAAGGTTTATTTGATGCTATTACTGATAGAGGTAATGTTACTTCTGGTGTAAATGGTGTTAACGCTGCTACTGATTTAGCTGAGTTTGATGCGATACTTGCTGAGTTTGATAAGCAAGGTGCTATTGAAGAATACATGATGTTCGTTAACAGATCAACTAGCTTAGCTATTGATGACATGTTAGCTTCAATGAATTCTTACGGAGCTGGTGGTACTTCTTACGGAGTATTTGACAACTCTGAAGACATGGCATTAAATTTAGGTTTCACTGGTTTCAGAAGAGGTTCTTATGACTTCTACAAGTCTGACTTCAGATACTTAAATGACAAAGCTACAAGAGGTGGTATTAATGATGTTGCAGGTTCTGCTGCTATTAGAGGGGTTATGATTCCTGCTGGTACCTCTTCAGTTTATGACCAAACTGTTGGTGCTAGTATGAAACGTCCTTTCTTACATGTTAGATATAGAGCTTCACAAACTGATGACCGAAGAATGAAAACTTGGGTTACTGGTTCTGTTGGTGCTGCTACATCTGCTTTAGATGCAATGCAACTACATTTCTTAACTGAAAGATGTTTAGTTACTCAAGGTGCTAACAACTTTATGTTAATGAAGTAAACTATTTTTAAAAGACCGGGGCTTCGGCCTCGGCCTTTTATTTTATTAATTTTATTATATATTATATTATGGCAAAAAAACAAGAAACAAAAAAAAAGGTAGAGGTACCTGTTGTTGAAACACCAGTTGTTGAAACACCAAAACCTAAAAAAGTTGAACCTAAAAAACCAACTTGGGAAACCAAAGATAGAGTTTATTATTTAAAAGGAGATAAAAAACCTTTATCAAGATCTATAAAATCAGCTAATGTTTATTGGTTTGACGAAGAAAAAGGTTTTGAAAGAGAGTTAAAATATTGTGAAAATCAACAAACGTGTTTTGTAGATGAAATGAAAGGTGATCAAAGATTATCACATATAATTTTTAGAAACGGCGCTTTGTTAGTTCCAAGAGAAAAAACTATTTTACAAAAACTTTTATCTTTATATCACCCAGGCAAAGATGTTCTTTATGAAGAGTGGAAGCCAGAAGTTAACGCTGCTGATGAAATAGAAATACTAGAAATGGAAGCCGATGCAATACTAATGGCTAGAGAATTAGATATTGATTTAGCAGAAGCTATTATGCGTGTAGAAAAAGGTTCTGAAGTATCTAAGATGAGTTCTAAAGAGCTTAAAAGAGATTTACTAGTATTTGCTAGAAACAATCCTTCTTTGTTCTTAGAATTAGCTAATGATGATAATGTACAACTTAGAAACTTTGGTATTAAAGCTGTAGAGCTTGGTATTATTAAACTATCACAAGATCAAAGAAATTTTATGTGGGGATCAAACGATAGAAAAATAATGGTTGTACCTTTTGATGAACATCCATACACTGCTTTAGCGCATTGGTTTAAAACTGATGAAGGCATGGAGGTGTATAGCAACATTGAAAAAAGATTAAATTAATCTAAATGTAGAGCGGTCGTCCTTTAGGACGATCGTAACTACAAAATTTAATTATATGGAAAAAAATAAATCTAAAGGATTAGGCGATACAATAGAAAAAATTACAAAAGCAACTGGTATAAAAAAAGTTGTAAAAAAAGTTAGTGAAATAACTGGTAAAGATTGTGGGTGTGATGAAAGAAAAGATAATTTAAACAGATTATTTCCTTATAATTATAATAAATAAAAATTAAAAAATATGGCAATTAGTTGTGATACTATATATCAAAGAGTTTTATCTTTAGCAAATAAAGAGCAAAGAGGTTATATAACGCCTCAAGAATTTAATCTATTTGCCAACATGGCTCAAATAGAGATATTGGAACAGTATTTTTATGACTATAATCAATTTACCAGAGCCGGTTATGGTAACAATACACAGTACTCTGATATGGCTAGTTTATTAAGAGAAAAAATTTCTTACTTTGAAGAATACGTTACTGCGACATTAAACGCATATAATGGTTTTGATATATCTGGTGTTTGGAAATTAGGCAGTGTTTATAATGACGATGTTACTGGAAGACACTTAGCTTACGAAGTTGATTTTAAAGAATTTGCTAGATTAGATATAAGCCCTTTAACTAGACCAACATTTAAAAGACCTGTATATTACGTTGCTAATAACGAGGTTATTGTTTCACCGTCTGATGTTACTGATGTTTTTTACTCTTATATTAAAGAACCAGAAAAGGTAGAGTGGGGATATGTTGTTATAAATGAAAAAGCATTACATAATCCAGCAACAAGCACTGATTTTGAATTACCTAAGTCAGATTCTAATGAATTAGTTTATAAAATATTAACTTTAGCAGGTATATCTATTAAGAGAGAAGAAACACTACAAGCCGCACAGTTATTAGAAGTATCACAAACTCAACAACAAAAACAATAAATAAATGTCAGGATTATTATACACTCAAAGTGGTTCACCAATAACAAAACAACAATACTATGAAAACGAAAGTAATTTAGGTAACTATCAATTTACTCCGTTAAATAGATTAATACAACAGTTTATGATAGCCTATGTTGGTGAAGGTAAAATAATATCTAAAGTAAGTATAACAGACGTGCAGTTTCATGCTATGAGAGCTTTACAAGAGTTTTCATTTGATACTTTTAAATCTTGTAAAAGCCAAGAGTATAAAGTTCCTAATTCTTTAACAATGCCTTTACCTCAGGATTATGTAAACTATACTAAAATTAGTAGTGTTGATAGCTCAGGTATTAAGCATATTTTATATCCAGCTAAAGAAACTTCTAATCCTACTAAATATCAGCAAAGTGATGATGGAGATTTTTTATTTGATGCTAATGGTGATTTAATAAAATCTGGAAATTTATTATCTAATAGTTTTAATAGTAATCTACAAGCTGGAGTTGGAAACATAGTGTTAAACGCATTACTTGGAGGAGCCGCACAATCTACAAATACAGCTTCTGGTACCGTTTCAGATCCAATAACAAATTCAATTGGTTGGTTTTTTGATAATAACGCTATAATCGGTTATAATCTTCCTGAAGATCAAGAATTTTATGTTAAAAACATACCTATACATAGTGGTGAAAAATATACTATAACATATACTTTGAGTGGTTATAGTTCCGGTACTTATGCTTGGAGAATAATAGATGAAAATGGAGACTTTAAAGATTCAACATCTGTTTCTGCAAACGGTACTTATTCACATGAAATAGATTTATCTACAGGTGTTACAGAAGCACAGCTAAGTAGTAGATCAATAACTTTTAGTCAAACTAGTTCAACAGCTGGAAATGTAACTATAGATAATATATCATTAGTTAGAGTTGGTGATGAAGAAGATTCTTTAACATGGAGTAATTACAAGTCAAATAATCCATCTGAAAATAATAATGATGATTATGAAGATGATGTTTATTGGCCTTATGAAGGCGAAAGATATGGTTTAGAACCTTCACATGCGCAAACAAATGGATCTTTTTATATAGACTGTAAAGTTGGTAAAATACATTTTAGTTCAAATATGTCAGGGCAAACAATAGTTTTAGACTATTTAAGTGATACTGTTGGTACAGATGAAGAAATGCAAGTGCATAAGTTTGCTGAAGAAGCCATGTATAAATGGATATTATACGCTATATTATCTACAAAAGCTGGTATACCAGAATATATTGTAAGAAGATACAAAAAAGAAAGATTTGCTGAAACAAGAAAAGCAAAATTAAGATTATCTAATATTAAATTAGAAGAAATAACTCAAGTTTTAAGAGGTAAATCAAAACAAATTAAACATTAATTAAATGCCAGAAATTAAGCATCATTTTACCGGGGGTAAGATGAACAAAGATCTTGATGAAAGACTTGTTCCAAACGGAGAATATAGAGACGCTATGAATATAGAAGTGTCAACATCAGATGATTCTAATGTTGGTACTGTTCAGAATATATTAGGTAATATTGAAGGTTGTACATATCCTAATGCTAATGGCGATCCAAACCCTATATTAATTGGATCTAAAACCGTAGGCTCTATATCTGATGAAAAAAATGATTCTTTATACTGGTTAGTTTGTGGTCCTGATTTTGACACAAACTATATACTTGATTATATAAGTACCTTAATAACTACACACGGTGGAAACTACGATCCTTTCACACACTTTACTCCTTTACATAGAAAAGATATGATTATGCGTCATACATATGCAGGTTGCGAACCTGTTTTTGTTGACAAATACGGTGTTGTAATACCAAATGATACTGTTGAAAATAATTTACCTAGCGATATATTAATTGTAGACGCTAGTTTTATTGATTTTGTAAATGTAGGTATGAGTGTTCAAGGCGTGAATAACGCTGGTCAATATACAGAATCTGCCATTGTACAAAATATTGGCGGAATACAAGATCTTGAATTTAGTTTTTCACCTAACTTTACTCAAGCTGAGCTTGGTTTTGAAGTTATTGGACATAATCCAAACGCTGCAAATCCACAGCAGACAACAGCTGGGTTAGACGCTACGATGGCTACAGGAGTAAACATAGTCAATAACACAGAGTGGTTTGAGAATTTAGTTTTAATACCAGACTGTTTAATTTCTAACACTCTTTTACCAAACGACAATGCTATTGTAGCTACAATCAATTCAATAGAGGCAAACGGTTGTGTTGGTGCAGGAGGATCGCAACCTAGTACGTGGGAAACTCTTAGATCTCAAAATCCGTGGATAGAAGGATCAACCGCTTTATGGGAGCTTTTTGAATTAGGTGGACAAATGCCAGCCTTATTTACTACAAGTATGTTCCCTAACGGCACTGCTACTTTACATAATAATTATTTAGTATTATTAAAAGATCCTACTGGTTTTACAACCCAACATCAATTTTACAGAGCTTTAGTATTTACCGATCAAGTAGATGGGCTAGACAGTCTTACAACTGGAAATCTACCTACATCACAGGGTAGTGGTACTGTGCCTAACGTTAACAACACTAACCCAAATGTAAATCAGTTTAAAAAGTTTAACGCTTTTTGTTCTCCTTGTATAAACACATCTACACATCCTTCTTTACCAAGTAATTACCCTGGCGCACCTCAGACTAGCGGTAATATATTTACTGGTATGATAGATTATCCATCAACAGGTAATGGTCGTGCGCTTTCAGTTAAAAGACAAACCATTGGGCCACCTATTTTTAATAATAAAATAACAATACCACAGAACTCTAGTTGGTTAAATGATATATACCAAATACAATTTGATGCTGGGGTTGATGGTATCTACGGTGGTACTGCCCCAGATGATACTCAAACTGGTATTCAAATAGAAATAGAACCTAACGCTAACTTTCCAGATTTAGGTAATGGTAATGGTGGTTGTATAGATGTAAATAGTTATTTCGATCCAGTTTTTGGTAATTTAGTAGATAATCCACAAACAATAAATACTTTTGCTATAATAAATTGTGATACAGGTGTTGATGTTATTGCTAGTATGGCAGGTACTTTTAAAGTTAAGTTTAAAATACCTTCAGGAACTTTTGCTCCTAACAGTTTACTTTTATCTACAGAGTTAGATCTTTCGTCTAGTCAATATCTAAACTTTTTTAGAAAAAGAGCTCTTAATTTTAATAGTGAAAAATTAATTACAGGTATAAATATAATTGATGATTTACTTTTTTATACAGACGGTTTTAATGAACCTAAAAAAATAAACATTAACCGTAGTTTACAAGGTACAGATTCAAGTGGTAACGATCATACTTTATTAATAACAGATACTATAGATGGAGTAGGTACTCAAGTTCCTATTAGAGAAGATCATATAACTGTTATTAGAAAATCTCCTAAATATTCTCCGTCTGTAGAGTATAAAACATCTAGAGAACCAGGTTTATTTTATAGTGGTTTAATTAACACAATATCAACTCCTGGAAACAACCCTAACATATCTAATTTTGCACAATCAGATTTATATGACTTTTCTAATATACAAGTTGGTAGTACTTTTAGAATACAAATACCTCAAGCTATAGATACATCTGGTAATATAGCTAGTGATTTTACTTTACAATGGGAAATTGGTAGTAAACTTATTTTAAAAGAATTTAATAATATTAACAACGAGCAACCGTCAATACCTTTAGACACTTCTGCTTTTACTATAAAAGGCCAAATAACAGCATGGGACAATGGAGGTGCAAACGCTTCTGGTACATATAACTCTTTTGTATCTAATACCAGTGATCAACAAGCTGCTCCAGAAGCACAAAACTGGCCTACGTCTGGTCCAGGTAGTGCACACGTAGAAATTTTAGTAACAGAAATAGGTGGTGATATACCTTTTGCTGGTGCAGATAATTTTTCTGATCCACTTACTTATGTAGTAGATTTATTTGATGAATCTGAAAAGCTATTTGAATTTAAATTTCCTAGATTTGCTATTAGATATAAATATACAGATGGTGAATATTCAGCTATATCACCATATTCTGAAGTAGCATTTAAACCAGGTTCTTTTAGTTACAATGCTGAAAAAGGTTATAATACTGCAATGACAAATAGATTAAACTCTATTGTTTTAAGTAATTTTATTCCACAGTTTTATACTGTTGGTGGGGAATATGAAGATGTAGATGCTGTTGAAATACTTTATAAAGAAGATGGTTCTCCAAATGTTTATATTATTGATACTGTAAAACCAGACGATGAAACAATTATAGGTGAACCACTCAACGCTTGGTATGCAAACTCATACGAAATAAAATCTAGTAATATAAAAGCAGCTATACCTGAAAATCAAATACTAAGACCTTGGGACAACGTTCCTTTAAGTGCAAAAGCACAAGAAATAACAGGTAATAGAGTTGTATACGGTAACTATATACAAAATTTTGATCTAACAACTATTAATAGTTTAAAATATTATCCTGACTTTAAACATATTATATCATCAAGGCAGAGTAGTGATGGCTCAGGAGTTAGATCAATTAAATCGTTAAGAGAATATCAATTAGGTGTTGTATTTATAGATGAACATGGTAGAGAAACGCCAGTTATTTCTAGTTTAAATTCTACTTTTAAATTAGGTAAAGATAAATCTGCTAGTGGTAATAGATTAAAAGTTGGTTTTAAAGGGCAGAATCAACCTACAAATATGAAGTACTATAAGTTTTTCATAAAAGAATCATCTAGTGAGTATTATAATTTAGCTATGGACCGTTGGTACGATGCTGAAGATGGTGGTATATGGTTATCTTTCCCTTCTACGGATAGAAACAAATTAGATATAGACAGTTATATCATAATGAAAAAAGGTATAGAATCTGATACTGCTGTTGCTCAAGAAGCTAGATATAAAGTATTAGATATAAAAAACGAAGCACCGGATTTTGTTAAAACAAAACAAACGTTAATATCTTCTAGACAACATTTTGATGCAACATCTATATTTAGTGATGATACTAGAGTACCTCTTTTAAACAAAAGTAAGTTTGCTATTAATTATGCAGATATTTATTCTACTTCTAGTATAGCTAAATTAGATGAAATATATAACAATATAGGAAGAGATGCTATTTATTTTGAACTAGCAAACGCAGACGAAACTGTAAGAAGTAAAAGATATAGAATAGGTTCTGCTGCTTCTGATGATGATTATATTTATATTACTTTAGAAGAAAAAATAGGAGAGGATATAAATATATTTACAGACGACGTGAGTGGTGGCGCACAAACTAAAATACTTGATGAAACCTTTGTTAATTTTTATAAATATACAGTTGAAAATTTACCTGAATTTGATGGTAAGTTTTTTGTAAAAATATTTTTAGATGATACTTTTGTTGAAAATATATCTAGCCAACAACCATCAATAACAACCAATTTATCTATTGGTCCTGAAAAAAAGATATACTTATGGAGAGTACCAGCAGTAGCCGCAACCCAAGATCAACATAGATATGTATTTTCAAATACTAGTGGACTTACACCTGATAATAGTACCGGTTTAGAAAATGTAGTTTCATCTCATGGTAGTATACATAGTGATGCATCTAGCGCTTCAAGTTGGTTTGATTATAGAGTTGCTACAGGAGAAGTTGCTCATTTCCTAGGTAATGTTAGTGGTTGGCAGGGAATATCTCATTTTAAATGGGCTCCATTTGACGCGTTTTTTAGAGGTATAAATGTTCAAAGAGCAGATAAAAAAGAAGGAAACTTACCACATGGTATTAATCATCGTATTAGAAGTGAAAGAAATCTTATAACAGGTGAAGATACTACAAATCAAAAGTTCGTTGACGTTTGGTTTATAGATGCTGACGCTCATATTGCTGGTACATATCCTTATGAAGGTGGGGATGGTGTTCCAAATCCTGAAGAAAACTTAGACCCTACGCAACAAGCTTCTTGGGGATTATCAGGTAACAGACTTGAATTATCTTTTGGTGGTATACAGGGTAGTGATGTTGATTACGCTTGGGATAATTTAGACACGATGTTTGATATTGACGATGGTAACTCTGTTTACGATGGTGATAATGGTGATTTTGCTAAAAGATTAGTTGCTGGATCTAAATTTAGATTTAAAGAAGATCCTTCTGAAGAAATATATACTATAACTAATGTAGATAATTACTATAGAGTAAGGATTGATGATCTTACAGATGGTGAGAATATGGATACCACGCAACAAGAAAATGCACTTGATCAAAGTGTAGCTGCTTCTGGAGATAATTTACCATGGAATCATTTTACAGCTAGTGGTATACATCCTAATTTACCTGGTTGGGACGCTGGACCACATATGATTAGAGATGGTAATGATGTTGATATTAGCGTGTTTTCTCCTGATCATTGGACTAAATATGCTACTAGTACACATTGGAGACCTTCTAATTTTACTAGAAACTATAAAATAACATTAAACAAAACTATAGGTTGGAATCCTGTATCAGGTTATGGTTCTGCAATATCTGGAGGTGTTACAATACAATTATCAGCATCAATAGCTTCTACTAATAATTACACTATTAATGTTAGTAGTTTAGAAGATAGTAGCGGTAACAGATTAACCGTTGGTATGGTTTTATACCAGTACGCTTCTACAACACTTACGCAAACTCAGTTAGCTACTGTATCTGAAATAATTGAAAATAGTACAAGTGATTTTTCTATAAAATGTAAAGCTTATGACGCGCAAACTGATGTTAATATAGATTTAAGTGGCATATCAGCCTCTGATGCTTTATATTTTGCTCAATACACAATGAATAGATTAAGTCCAAATTCAGCAAAAAATATAAATTTTTTCAATAATGCTGATGGTTTTGGAAATACTAACGAAGGAGTTGATGCTGTTGGTTATACTATTCAATTTATTGATGTTGCTCCTGGTATTAAAAAATTAAAATCTAAAAAACCAGCTATATGGGAAACGGAACCAAAAGAATCTATTGATTTAAATATTTATCACGAAATAAGTGGTTACAACCCTATAACTTTAGATAACCAAACTATAAAAATATTCGCTCCTGAATTATCTAAAGTATCTAGCGCGCATACAGACAATCCTGTTCCAGGGACTTATATTGTAGCATCATATTTTGATACAATAGTTTTATCTGCAGATGTTTGTTATGTTGGACCTTGTCCTGGTGGAGTTCCACCTTTAAACGTAAATGAAACTATAATTATAGAAAGACCAGATGGTAGTAAAGCAGAAGCTGTTGTAGATCAATTTATAGAACCGCCACCATTCGATGGTCTTACTAGAACTATAAAATTAAAAAGAAATTTATACAATACTTCTTATGATTTAAATTGGCACAACTGTTATTCATTTGGTAATGGTGTTGAATCTAATAGAGTTAGAGATAATTTTAATTTACCTTATATTTTAAATGGTGTAAAAGCTTCTACAACTTTACCTGAACAATATAAAAGAGAAAATAGAAAATATGGATTAATATATTCTGGTATATACAATTCTGTTAGTGGTGTAAATAATCTAAACCAATTTATACAAGCAGAAAAAATCACTAAAGATATAAATCCATCATATGGTAGTATCCAAAAACTACATACTAGAAATACTGATTTGATAGTTCTTTGTGAAGATAAAGTTCTAAAAATATTATCAAATAAAGATGCTGTATTCAACGCTGATGGAAACCCGCAGTTAACCGCAACGGCTAATGTTTTAGGACAAACAATACCTTTTGTAGGTGAATATGGTATATCTAAAAATCCAGAATCATTTGCATCGGAAGCTTATAGAGTTTATTTTACTGATAAAGTAAGAGGTTCTGTTGTAAGATTATCAAAAGATGGTTTAACAGCTATATCTGATGCAGGTATGAAAGATTGGTTTAGAGATAATTTAAAAGTAACTACTAAGTTAATAGGTAGTTATGATGACAGAAAAGACGAATACAATTTAACATTAATGCAAGATAATGATTTAATTGTAAATTCTTATAGTCTAAATGAAAATAATACAACAACTGTTTCTTATAAAGAAAACGTAAAAGGTTGGGTTAGTTTTAAATCTTATATTCCAGAACTAGCTATTAGCTGTGCTAATGATTATTATACGTTTTTAAATGGTAATTTATGGAGACACCATGAAGAAGGTACTGTTTTAAACCCTTGGCCAAGAAATACTTTTTATGGTGCTACTACACCACACCCATCAAGCGTTACTGTTTTATTAAATGATTTTCCTCATAGTGTTAAGTCTTTTAATACTTTGAATTATGAAGGTAGTCAGTCTAGAGTAAAACTATTAATAGAAGAAGATCCTTTGTTGTTAGGAACTGCAACAGGTGTGTTGTATAGCGACTCACAATACTATAATCTAAATCCTAAAAACGGTTGGTATGTAGAAAGTATTAAAACAGACCAACAAGAAGGTAGTATAATTGAGTTTATAGAAAAAGAAGGTAAATGGTTTAATTATATAAGAGGTAAAGCTGTAACAACAGATCAATATGGTCACTTAACAAATAGTTATAATAAATTTGATACAAGTAGTTTTGCTGTTCAAGGTCTTGGATATACTAATTTTATAGGTACTTCTATAGTTTATGGCTGTACAACTTTTGGTCAGTTTAACTATGATCCACTTGCAACTATAAATCAAGTTTCTGCAAGTGATACTACTGATCCTTGTATTCCTGTGTTACTTGGGTGTACAGATCCAAACGCTGATAATTTAAGTTATAATTCAAGTGCAAATACTGATGATGGTTCATGTCAATATAATGGTTGTCTTAATAACATAAACGCAACAAACTACGGTGGTCCAAACAATACAAATAATATATATCCTTATGTTACTAATGATGATGGTAGTTGTATTACCGCACAAGCAGGTTGTACAGATCCACTAGCATTTAATTATGATTCAAACGCTAATATAGACGATGGTAGTTGTTATGATTATATTTATGGTTGTCTTGATAATTTAACTCCAGCCTTTAACTATTCAGCGCCAACTGGTAATCTTCAATTAGATGTAAACAGTGATGATGGTTCTTGTACTTACGGTGGTTGTACTGATGTTGGAGCTTCTAATTACTTAACTCCTGGTATAGGTTGTGATAACACTATACCTTACAATTATCAAAACGCTATTCTTCCTCCTTGTCCTACTTTTGACGATGGTAGCTGTATTACACCACCAACCGATGGATGTATGGATCCAGCAGCTTGTAATTATTGTAGCTCTTGCATAAATGATGATGGTTCTTGTTACTATATAGGTTGTTCTGTTAATCAAACTCTTATTGGTAATAATTTCTATAATAATATTTGGAACTCTGGTGAGTTTTCACAAGATCTAAATGCTGCTTCAACTTTTAATAACCCTAATAGCACTTGGTATAACAGCGTACCTACACAAGGTAGCCAAACCGTAGGTCCTTTTAATACTTGTGGTTGTCAAATCTGTGAACAACCAATTAATCTTACTGTAGATAACGTTGTTTTAGCAACAAGTGGAACTGTAGGTATGCATGATGTAACTGTTTCTTTCCAAGCGCCAGAATTACCTTGGAACGTAAATATGTTTAATGAGTTTAAACTACAAATGGCTTACGCTTCGTTTGGATCAGGTATGCAAACTAACTGGGGTAATAGTAATGGTTCTCAAGAGGTAATTCTTGACAACAGTGGCGCTGTACCAGCAAACGGCCAAACGTTTACACACACTTTCCATGATGTAGCTTTACAACCAGATAATGGAACAACTACGTTTTGGACGTCAACTCTTACGTACCTTAGATTTAGAGTTATAACTTACTGTAACGCTGATAACTACACAAGCGGTACATCACCTAATGGTGGTCCAGTTAGAAGTGCACAAGAAACATTATTAGACAACTACGATCCTTCAATTGATTTTGGACAAAATATTTTTGTGTATGGATGTACAGATCCTGTGGCAGTTAATTATGACTCGACAGCAAACATAGATGATGGTTCTTGTATTGCTCCAATATTTGGATGTACTGATCCAAATACACAGAACTTTGATCCAAATGCTAATACTGATGATGGAAGCTGTATAGCTCATATTTTAGGTTGTATGAATTTATCAGCATTCAATTTTGATCCAAATGCCACGCAGGATGATGGTTCATGTATAACATCTTGTCCTTCCGTATCTAATTTAACCGTAACAAATATAACACCTACTAACGCAGTTATAAATTGGGATGACGCTAGTTATAATGGCTTTGCTATTAGTGGTAATTGTGGTTGTAATACAGGTTTTAATATCAGTGGACCAGGACCTATACCTATTGCTGGTATAAGTTTAGAGTTACGAGAATATGATGATGATAATCAAGTTTGGTTAACAGTACCTAGTGGTATGGAAGATCCGTTATACAGCACTAACAATAACACGGCTCAAATTAGCGGCGTTAATCCTGGTAGTACAGTAGGTACTTTTGGAATTTTTAAGAATCATGAAGATAGACCTATAATTAATCATTTTGGAGATCTTACAGGACAAGGACCATGGGCTGATTGTGATGATGGTTTAGGTACTACTCAACCTCCAACAACAGCGACATTTGCTTTTTGCCAAGATAATAGTTTTAATTATAACCAAGATCCATCTGGTCATTTTGGTATGCAAACTTGGAACTTAGGTCCTGATGGTAATACTGGTATAGTAGGTATACGTTGCGGTGATCATCCTGATAACACTCCAGGTTTCTTAAGACCAGGTAAACAATATAAGGTTATAGTTTGGAATTGGTGTGGTGTAGGTAGTTCTTCGTCTGACCCTGCTACTCCCGCAGAAGTAACATTTACTACACCAGAGATTGTAGGTTGTAATATTGTTGGGGCTCTTAATTATAATAAATATGTTACTGATGCTGATAATACTCAGTGTGAGTGGGCAGGTTGTATGAATACACTTGCTTCAAATTATCTTCAACCGTCGTTATCACTTGATGCGGGAGGATTTGCAACAAGTAATCCTGCTGGAACAGTAACACAACCTTGTACTGCAAATATTACTGATGTAGTAACTAGTGATATTTCTTTTACTGGTAACACTTTCTGGACATACGGAATAGCTAGTTCAGGTGATGGAGATTGTTGTGTTTACGATGATCAAACCGGTTGTTGGAGTAATACCGATGCGTTTAACTACGGTTGTAATTCAACAAATGATTCTAGTTCTACTGCACCTTGTTGGGACTTTGTTAATGATGGTGCTTATCCAGGTACAACAATAGACGACGGTACTTGTTTAACTTGTTTAGAAACCGCTAGCGTATCAATTGATAGTAACACAGCGGATGTGATTTCAAAAACATTTACAAAAATAGCTGTTAGTGTTGCTCAGTTTACTCAAGCAGATCCTTATAATACTGGTGGAACTGAAGCTTGGTTTAACGTAAGAGGTAGATATAGAGAAAATAATTCTGGTCAATCATACCAAAACCAATTAACAACGTTAAGTGGTGAAAACGCGTTTAACACTATATCTGGTTGGGGCGGTAATACTAATGGTAATACTCCTGGTGATTGGTTTTTGACGAATCCAACAGGTAACGAAGGTTATATCGTTTTTGATGATTTAACTGAAAATACTGAATACGATATAAAAATTGGTAAACAGTGTTATGCTAATGATGGAAGCACGAAGAAAAACGCGCCTTTAATGCCTGCTAAACAAGCAACAACTTTAGAATGTCCTATTATTGACGCTTTAGTTCCAATTGCTAGTCATGACGCTTCAACTAATACATTAACAATAACTTGGGATACTAATAACTTCAACTCAAATTTAACAACTTATAATCCAGGTTACAATACAAATATATATATAGCGATAGTTATTGCAGGAGACTATAACAACGCTCAGAACGTTTACCAAAGCGGTTACACTATAGATACTTCTGGTTATTCTAGTGGCTCTTCAGTTGAATACAATGCTGTCTGTGCATCAACTGCAAGCGGTACTTCAGGATTTAGACAAGGAAGTGAGACGTTATATAATGGAAATAACGCGTTTAACTTTCAATCAATTATGACTTTATAATTAATAATAAAAATGGCAACAAACTTAATATTACAATTTCCAGGAGATTCATTAAACACATCAGTACAAAATGGTGATTTTATTTACTACGTGCCTACAACAACACAAGGAACTGTAACTCCATTTCAAACAGGTAGTATAGCTAATGTGGTGCAGTTGGGACC